TATGCTAGATGCCTTATCGTTTACTCTGTTTGGAAGACCACACCGAAATATTAATAAACCACAACTAGTAAACACAGTCAACAACAAAGATTGTAAAGTTGAAGTTGAGTTTGTTATAGGCAAATCCTATTTCAAAGTAGTTAGAGGCATAAAGCCTAATATATTTGAAATATGGAAGAATGGCGAGATGTTAAATCAATCATCTCATGCCAAAGAGTACCAGAAGATCCTCGAGCAAAACATCATCAAGCTGAATCATAAATCTTTTCATCAGATTGTTGTGTTGGGCTCCTCTTCCTTCATTCCTTTTATGCAGCTTCCAGCACAGCATCGGCGAGATGTTATCGAGGATCTTCTGGACATTGGTATCTTTTCTAAAATGAATGTTTTAATAAAGGAAAAAAACATTGATTTAAGAGATAAGCTAAAGGACATAAGTTATAATTTAGACTTAACGAACGAAAAGATAGATCTTCAGTCTAAATATATTAAAGAAGTAGAATCATTAAGTAACGATCAAATTGAAGAAAAAGAAACACAAATTTTTCTTGATGAAGATCTAATCGAAAATTTACAGCATGAAAATGGAAAGCTTTCAGATGAAATCGAGAAACTTTCGGATGGCCTTGAAGAAGGACTCAAAAAAAGCCACAACAAAAAACAATCTCTCTTACAGTACAAAGCTGAATTCAATCAAAAAATCTCGACCCTCGTCAAGGAGTCGAAGTTTTACGAAGAAAATGATACGTGCCCCACATGTTCCCAAGATATTGATTCAGACCTACGATCTGAGAAATTGTCAGCAGCAAAATCTAAAGCAACAGAGATACAGAAAGCATTGGACGATGTCGCTGAACAGTCGACTACTTTGGAATCAAATATTGAACGGCTCAACACCGCCTCTAATGAGATCAGAGAAAAAACCTCACTTATATCAGGTAATAATCGTGAAATCGTACGGTTGCAAGAACAGATTAAAAATCTTACCTCTGCCATATCAAACATTCGCGGCGCTGATGGTGACTTAGCGAAATCAAGAACAGACTTACAGGAATTAAAGACTTCTAAGAATTCTTTACTTGAAAACAAGCTGACACTAAACGAAGAGTACTCTTATAATACCGTTATTGGAGAAATGTTAAAAGACACTGGCATCAAAACAAAAATTATTAAGCAGTACTTACCTATTATTAATAAGTTAACAAATCAGTATCTTCAAGTTTTAGATTTCTTTGTACACTTTAACTTAGATGAATCTTTTCAAGAAACAATTAGATCTCGCCACCGAGATTCTTTTTCATATGATTCATTTTCTGAAGGTGAAAAGCAAAGGATTGATTTGGCTTTACTCTTTACGTGGCGTCAGATTGCTAAAATGAAAAATTCAGTTTCAACTAATCTTCTTATACTAGATGAAACATTTGACTCATCTCTAGATCACGACGGTGTAGATAACCTTATGAAAATTTTATATACACTAGATGATAATACTAACACCTTTGTTATTTCGCACAAAGGAGAAATACTAGAAGGTAAGTTTAAAGATAAGATTGAATTTTATAAAGAAAAAAATTTCAGTAAAATGAAATTTAGTGGTTCCAAGTTAGAAGAATTTGTGGTATAATAGAACTAAATTATGAATGGAGTATGGAATGGAATTAAGTGAAAACACAATTCAAGTTCTTAAAAACTTTGCATCGATTAATTCGAACATCGTTATTAAGAATGGAAAAAATATTTCTACTATCTCTGAAGCAAAAAATATTCTCGCTTCAGTTGATGTAGATGAAGAATTTAATCAAGAAATTGGCATTTATGATCTAAATGAATTTCTTGGAGTTCTAGGTTTGGTTGATAAACCTAGGCTTAAACTAAATGAAGATCACGCAGTAATTGGAGATTCGAGCGGTAGATCTAAGATCAGATATTATTTTTCAGATAAAGAGATGCTTACTTCACCAACTAAGCCTGTGAATATGCCAGTTGCTGATGTAAAGTTTCATTTAGATAATGATACACTAAACAAAATTAAACGTGCTGCCGCTGCTCTTGGCCACACCGAGTTGTCCATTACGCCAGGTGACGGTGTAGTTACTTTAACAGTTACGAGTTCAGATAACTCAACAGCAAATAGTTTTTCTATTGACGTTGTTGGCGAATCACAAGCAGATAAATATAACTTTATTTTCAATATCGCAAACCTTAAAATGTTGTCTGGACATTATGATGTTGAAATTTCATCTAAACTAATTTCGCAATTCAAAAATACAGATAACTCTTTAAAGTATTGGATTGCACTCGAAAAAAATTCTAAATATGGAGAATAACTAAATGGATCATAATAAAGCCTATGAAACAATGAATAACATCGCTCGATCTTGTATCGCAGTGATTGATACAGTCACACAACGTGGAGGCTTTAAAGGTGAAGAGCTTTCTACTATTGGTCAACTACGAGATCAATGTCAGCATGCAATTCAAATTGTAGAATCATATAAGCAAGAAGACGCGTCTGACGAAAAAGAAGATTAAGAAAGGATAAAACTATATTATGAATAATGATTTCTTATGGGTTGAAAAATATCGACCTAAGAATATTGAACAAACTATCCTACCTGAACCTCTTAAAAAAGTATTTCAAAAAATTGTCGAGTCCGGTGAAGTTCCTAACATGCTATTTACTGGCACCGCTGGTCTTGGTAAAACAACAGTAGCCAAAGCTTTATGCAATGAGCTTGACTTAGATTACATTTTAATTAATGGTTCTGAAGAAGGTAATATCGATACTCTTCGTACTAAGATTAAACAGTTTGCATCTTCCGTTTCTTTAGGCGGTGGATATAAAGTTGTTATTTTAGACGAGGCTGATTACCTAAACGCGCAATCTTTTCAACCAGCACTACGTGGATTCATAGAAGAATTTGCTAATAACTGTAGATTCATACTAACTTGTAATTTTAAAAATAGAATTATTGAACCACTACATTCTAGATGTTCTGTGTATGAGTTTAATACTGACAGAAAAACACTAGCTGGTCTTTCAAATCAAATGTTATTTTGGCTCAAGAATATTCTTGATTGGGAAAACGTTGATTATGAAGAAAAGAGTCTTGCTGAAGTCATAATGAAGTATGGACCAGACTGGCGCAGAGTCATAAACGAATGTCAACGATATGCAATTAGTGGAAAGATTGACGCTGGTATTCTTGTAAATCTAAGCGATACATCATATCAAAACTTAATGGCTTATCTTAAAACAAAAGATTTTAAAAAGATGAGACAGTGGGTTGTCAATAATATTGACACGGATGCCTCAGCTATCTTTAGAGGCATATATGATAGAATGTATGAAAATATTAAGCCACAATCTATTCCTCAAGTGGTTCTTATTCTTGCCGACTATCAATACAAGAATGCATTCGTTGCAGACCATGAATTAAATGTTGTAGCTTGTATGACAGAAATTATGGCAAATGTGGAGTTTAACTAATGGTGGCTTATGAAGGATTAAACAACGCTTGTATATTTGACTTTGAAACTTTATCGCAAGAACAAACAAATGGTGTTGTTTTGTCTATGGCCATGCTAAATTTTGCTGAATCAAGATTTGTCGGTGATATTGCATACACTTTTGATGAACTAGTAGAAAATACTCATACTATTAAATTCAATGTAGAAGAACAAGTTAAAAAGTATAAAAGACAAATTAATAAAGATACGCTTGATTGGTGGTCTCAGCAAGGGGAACTTGCAAAAAATCAATTGAAGCCTTCAGAAGATGATGTCTCAATTGATCAGCTTTATAATTTTTTCATTGTAAACAAATCTGCGAATGTAAAAAAAGTTTACACCCGCGGAAACACATTTGATCCTATTTTCTTAGAATATATAATGAGACAGATTCATAAGCCTATGCCGTATGATTGGTGGGAAGTAAGAGATACTAGATCACTTATCGAAGGTTTGTCATGGGGTACAGAACTTAAGAATAGTTTTATACCTGAAGGCTGTGAAAACTTTATTGCGCACGATCCAAAGCATGATATTGCAATGGATGTTATGCGTTTACAAGCTTTAGTTCAGGCTATAACATGAATCATTTTGATTATTTAAACTCAATTAATGCTACAAAAAAAGACATCATGGAAGATGATATTGCTGAAAAAGCATATAACTCTTTTATGATAAATCGTGGTTTGTCATATTTTAACGACACTGTTTTGATGGCAAACGAAATGAATTTAAGCTCTCACCTAGATAAAAAGCTTCAATATCATTTTCTTATAAATATAGTAAGGAAACGGAAACGTTTTAGCAAATGGGCTAAGCCGGAAACCGAAAGTGATATTGAAGCGGTCAAAGAGTATTATGGTTATAATAATGAAAAAGCCAGACAAGCTCTAACCCTTCTATCGCCTGAAAATATAAAGATAATAAAGCAAAAGGTGAGTAAAGGTGGAAGAAGAAAGTAAGTTGATAGAGTGGGTTCCGGCGATGATGCTAGAAGTCACAATAAATGAGCCAGACGATTTCCTTAAAGTAAGAGAAACATTAACACGCATAGGTGTAGCATCTCGTAAAGATAGAAAGCTGTATCAATCGTGTCATATCTTACATAAACAAGGTAGATATTTCATTGTACATTTTAAAGAGTTATTTCTACTAGATGGAAAAAAATCTAATCTAGAAGAAAACGATGTTGCAAGAAGAAACACCATAGCTACTCTTATGAGTGATTGGGGTCTCGTTGAGATAGTAAATAAAGAAAATTGTGAGCCAATAGCACCACTGCGTCAGATCAAAATTATTTCGTATAAAGAAAAAGATCAGTGGGAGTTATGTCCGAAATATAATATCGGAAGAAAGTAATTAATGTATGTTGAAGTTCTGGATAATTTTTTAAGTGAAAATCAATTATCAAAAATAGATAATGAACTAAGTAATATTACATGGCCAAAGCTATTTCAAAGAGCTGGGTCACACATGTATGAAAACACAGACATGGAAAATCTTCCTGTCATGCGAGAAATGTATAATGTATTTTCAACTCCAACATTTTTAAAACAATTAGAAGATAAAATAGGAATAAAAGGTATTGTTCCAGATCCACACTTAGTAGGTGCTGGATACAGTGAAATTAAAAATCATGGAGATTTAAAACCACATATAGATTTTAATTGGAATGATACAATTAAAATGTATAGAGTAGCATCATTAATAATATATCTTTCAGATGATTATGAAGGTGGAGAGCTATGGTTTGAAGATAGAGAACCAATTCAAACCAAAAGAAATAGAGCATTAATATTTGGTCATAGCGAAACTATTAGACATCAAGTTATGCCTGTAAAAGGCGTTAGAAAAAATTTAAGATTTTTTTATTATGCTTCAAAATTGAATCCACCTGAAGGCTATCATAGAAGTCTTTACGGTCTGCAAGATGGTAAGCCTGTAGATGTCAAAGATTAAATTATACTGTGCTTGGCCAAAACTTCTTGATATTCATATCTTTGATAATAAAGATATGCGAAATGATACTAATCATATAAGTGATATAGAACTAAATAAAGACATACTTAATCAATATGAAGACTTGGAGGTTTTACTCTTTAATGAAGAAGTTATAAATCCAAATGAAAATAACTTTTTATTAGTTCATTGGCTTAACCTAAGAGTTATAATAAATCCTGATCAAAGTTATGATTATAATTTGTCAAATGATATGATAAATTTATTAAAAAAATATAACATGAAGCTTATATTAGGAGTGCCACGTGAAAATGTTTTATGGCAAGGCCTTGAAGAAAGATATAAAAAAGAAAATCTTCACGCAATTGATGCTGATGCTTATAACTTTTATAAAAATATGAAAAGACAAGACTTATTAATGCTTCAGTGTGGATTTAAATCTCCGTATAATATAAAAGATAAAGCTGTTATTCATTTGGATTGGATTCCTATTATTGGCGCTTTTCCAGGTTTTACTAAAACTAAACATATAACATCTTTTGGGTCAAAACATTTTGTTATACCTTATCAAAAAAAATATTTTGACGAGACAGTCAATCAAAAAAAATATAAATTTATATCATTATTAGGAGATATTGAAAGGCCACATCGAGTAGCTTTTCTAATGCATATTTACAAAGATGGTTTATTAAATAAAGATGATCTTTGTGTTTCATGGGTATACACTAGAAAGACAGATGATTACGATAAAAAAATTGAATTGACTAAACGCAATCATCCTAAAATAATTCCAAATCTTAATGAAAGAGCACATAAGAAATTCATATCTCTAGTTGCAAAAAGCAATATATTAGAACCTGATATACAAACATTTTTGACAACTAAAAGAAATGAAAATAAAAATGATTCTGCAAAGAATCCTCTTTACTCAAATATACTAGAGTGGATGTCACCTTTACAGATGACTCAAAGTTTAATGCAAATAGTGTATGAAACTAGACCTCATGCGCCATTTCTAACTGAAAAGTTTTATAAACCCATTTTATCAAAACAACCTTTTATCTGGTATTCAATTGATAAAGTATTAGATTTTTTAGAAGAAGAAAATTATAAAACGTATAGCTTTATAAACTATAAATATGATAGTATTTCTAATCGCAATGAAAGATGGAAAGAAGTTTATAAAGAATTTAAAAGACTATATAGCATTCCTTTTGAAGATCTTAAAGAAATGATACAAAAAGAAAATCATATTAGTGAACATAACTATGAAGTATTTTTAAATAATTTTAAAAAAGATACTCAAGGAAAAAGATTGTATGAACAGCTTCGAGCCTTTATTTAAATTTGAAAAAAGCATAGCAGAATTTTTTGGTGCGCGATATGCTGTAGCTACAGATTGTTGTACTCACGCTATTGAAATGTGCTTGAAATTAAAGACTTATGATTCTTTAAATATTCCTGCAAAAACATATCCATCAATACCATTTATGCTAGAAAAAATTAATCACCCATACAATTTTGTAGATAAAAATTGGAGAGACTTTTATTACGTTGCGCCTGATATTATTGATGCCGCGGTGTTTTGGCAAAGAAATAGTTATATTCCTAGAACGAAAATGTGTTTATCTTTTCATTTCAAGAAACACATAAATATTGGTAGAGGTGGAATGATTCTTCTAGATAATGAAGAAGAAAAAAATAGACTAGTTAAAATGAGACATGATGGCCGGTCAATATATGATGGTGTATTATATGCTGATGAAGATATAACTGAAATAGGGTATCACTATTACATGACACCTGAGACAGCAAATATTGGTTTAGAAATATTTAATAATGTAAAAGACAATTTACCGATATCAAGAGGTAGCGCAGATTACAAAGATTTAAGAGAGTATAGTTATTTTAAATGAAATCAATCGCCTTTTTAGAACTTTCTCACGTTTTTGCAGACCAAGCAAAGCTACCATACTCTACTGGCTGTGTTTGGAGTTATTGCAGACAAAATGAAATTATTAAAAATAACTATTCATTCGATGTAAAGAATTGGTTTTATGTTTTAGACGATAATTTTTCTGTAGATGATACGGTTGAACAATTAAAAGACATAGATGTTGTTGGAGTTTCTTACTTTGTTTGGAACGTTGTTTCATCTGATAAAGTTTGCAAAAAACTAAAAGAAATTAATCCTAATGTTTTAATTATATATGGTGGATTAGGCACACCACATCACGGTAGGTGTGATGAATTTTTAAATGAAAGACCATATGTAGATGTTATTGTACATAATGAAGGCGAGTACACCTTTGAAAATCTCTTAGTTTCTTTAGCTGAAGGTAAATCTTTAGAGACAGTAAAAGGAATTACAACTCATGATTTTGTTAATCCTTTAGAAAGAAGAGTAAAGAATATTGGTGAAATGCCTAGCCCATATTTAGATGGACTATTCGATGATCTTTTAAAGGTTGCAAATCATAATTATTTTTATGAAGGTCTTTTAGAACCAGATAGAGGCTGTCCTTATTCTTGTACTTTTTGTGAAGTTGGAGATACTTTTTTTAATAAAGTTGAAAAACAACCTTTAGAAAAAATATATAAAGAAATAGATTGGATATCAGATAATAAAGTTCCTTATCTCCATATCGTAGATAATAACTTTGGCATGTTTAAAACACATATGGATATAAGTCAATATTTAATTCGTAAAAGAGATGAGACAAGTTTTCCTAACTCTTTAAATTTAAATTGGGCCAAAGCTAAAAAACCTTGGTTGTTTGAAATCGCGAAGGTTTTACAAGATGCTAGATTAAATAAAGGTGTCACCATAGCTTTACAATCTTTGCATGAACCAACATTACAAGCTATTAAAAGACCTAATCCAGAGTTTAAAACACTAAAAGATACTATTGAAAAGTTAAAAGAATTAAAAGTTCCTGCATATGTTGAACTAATTATTGGGCTTCCTTTAGAAACTTTGCAAACGTTTAAAGATGGAATATTTTATTTAATAGATGAATTGAATTATCATCACTATGTTGGAATGTATAATTTAGTTTCTTTACCTAATACACCATTCGGAGATCCTGAATACTGTAAGAAATACGAAGTAAAAA